TCAGCAGAATGTTAGCTGCACAGTTAGTTATTCAGTAGAAGAAGTACCTGAGATTATAGACTGGTTACTAGATAACTGGGATATATACGTAGGTGTATCTTTCTTATTTAGAGCAGACCCTACTAAGACTGCAGAGGACCTGGGCTATCTATATCTACCACAAGAAGTGGTAAGTAAAGAAGTCTGGGAAGAGTATAACAACGGATTATAGGACATAGAGCTAGACGAATCAGATTCTAAGGGAGAGATTGAGTCCCAAGAGTGTGAGGGTGGCGCTTGTCCAGTTAAGTAATCCACAGAGTTAAGGAAGATAATGAAGATTAAACAGTATAGTACTGATTTAATTGAAGATTTAGACAAGGTGTTTCCTAGGAAGCACCCTAGTCTATCTGATACTGACCGTGAAGTCTGGTATAAAGCCGGCCAACGTTCAGTAGTAGACCTTCTTCAATCATCAATAGAACATGGGGAGGAAGACCAAGAGCTTCCTACTTTACTAAACAAGAACAAGGAACCGTAATATGTGTACATCAATGTTAGCGCCTAAACCGCCATCAATGCCCGCTGCACCTCCGCCAGTTGTAGCTCAGGATATAGAAGCACAAGCTGACTTAGAAGAGCAAGAAGCAGTATTTAACCCGGGCTCAGAGCTAGACGATATGTCTATGGCGTCAGCAACAACCTCAAAAAAACAAGGCAAGTCTAGTCTTAAGACTCACGACACAGGCCTAGCAATACCCTTATAAGGATTAGAATATGGAAGAGCAAGGAAAGTATGAAGGCTCAACGGTAGCTGGCTTATACAGTAAGCTAGAAACCTACCGCTCACCGTTCTTACAGAGAGCTCGAGATTGTTCAGAGCTTACGATACCTACGTTAATACCGTGGTATTCAGCTACTGACCCCAACACAGGCGGGACGTATCGTTTTCCTACACCGTATCAAGGCGTAGGTGCTAGGGGTGTAAACAATATTGCGAGTAAATTGCTCTTATCATTGTTACCGGCTAACCAATCATTCTTTAGATTATCGGTAGATAACAAAGTATTGAATGACCTTGGTGCAGCTAAGGGTGAAGCCGAAGAAGCATTAGTAGAAATAGAACAAAGATGCCTTAAAGAAGTTAACTCTAGTCAGATAAGAGTTAAAGTCTTTGAAGCATTAAAGCATTTAATAGTTGGTGGTAATACATTGATGTATTTCCCTAAAGGTGAGAAGACATTAAAGGTCTACCCACTAGGCAGATACGTAGTAGACCGTGATGCAGTAGGCAACGTATTACATATAATCACTAAAGAAACAATGTCACCTGATACACTACCCGACAAGGTCCTCGCTGAGCTTGAACTCCCCGAGAAGTCAGGTGATATTACTTGCTACACTCACGTTAGATGGAATAACGAAACTAAGAAGTGGGAAGTAGAGCAAGAGATAGAAGGTCAAATAATTCAGTCCACAAAATCTTCTTACGCAAAAGACAAGAACCCTTTCTTAGCATTAAGATTGATAGTAGTAGATGGTGAATCATACGGACGTTCTTATGTAGAAGAATACTTAGGTGACCTTAAGTCACTCGAGGGATTGACCAAAGCTATTGTAGAAGGTAGTGCAGCAGCAGCTAAGCTTCTTATCTTTGTATCACCTAACGGTACTACAAGGAAGAGAACTGTAGCCGAGGCACAGAACTTAGCAGTAGTAGAAGGTTCAGCTCAGGATGTAACAGCTTTTAAAGTTGATAAGGGTGGAGACTTTTCAGTAGCTCAGTCAACATCACAGACTATCATTGAGCGTTTATCTTATGCCTTTATGCTTAACTCAGCAGTCACTAGACAAGCTGAACGTGTAACTGCAGAAGAGATTAGATATGTAGCTAACGAACTAGAAGATACCTTAGGTGGTATTTACTCAGTACTAGGTGCAGAGTTTCAATTACCATTTGCTAAATTAATAATGGCTCGCATGACTGCAGAGCAGAAGATACCAGCACTACCGAAAGGTATGGTAGAACCAATTATTATCACAGGTATAGAAGCCTTAGGCCGAACTAATGATATGAATAAACTAGATATGTTTACTCAATCACTAGCAATCCTAGGACCAGAAGCTTTGGCCAAGCATATCAAAGTCGATGAATATATTAAACGTAGAGCAGCAGCTCTATCTATAGATTCTAAAGACTTAGTCAAGACTCAAGAAGAACTAGATGCTGAGATGCAACAGATGCAGCAACAACAGCAGCAAATGCAACAAGCTGAAATGATGAAAGCCGGGGTACCTAACGCTGTTAAAGCAATGGGTGATGCCTCAATCCAACAACAAGCTCAAGGCGTAGAGCCTGAGTTACCTCCAGAGGAAACAATGTAATGAAACAAGATTATGTAGAACCAGAAGTAGAAGAAGAAGTAAAAGAAGAAGTTCAAACTAAACCAGCTAAAGCAGTTAAAGGTAAGAAGAAGTATGACGTAACTGAGTTAAGTAAGAACACTAAACGAACAGATAGATAAACTAACATAGGGAGCCGCAATGGCAGATTTACACCAAGAAGTATATGAAGGAAAGGACGAAGCGACAAGTCCTGAAGGTCACGACGAAGCAATGATTAAGCTGGCAGATGATGCAGCTAAAGCACCAGCCGAAGGTATGGCTGTTGATAATGTAGAAGTAGCACCTAAACCAGAAGGCGTACCAGATAAGTTCTATAACGCTGAGACTGGTAAAGTAGACTATGATTCATTAGCTAAGTCGTACACGGAACTAGAAAAGAAACAATCGCAAACACCTAAGCAGACTGAAGCTGCTCCAGAGACAGCCGAGGAAGCCGTAGAAAGTGCTGGCTTAGACTTAGCATCTCTTAATAAAGAGTATGCAGATAACAATAAACTAGCTGACAGTTCTTATGAAGCCTTAGAAAAAGCGGGTATCAATAGAGCTACAGTAGATAGTTATATTGCTGGACAACACGCATTAGCAGCACAAGCTCAAGCTTCTGCCTTTGAAATTACAGGAGGCCAAGAGAACTATGCAGCTATGTCCGAGTTCGCTAAGGCCAACCTGACTCCAGACGCATTGAAAAGTTATAATACTGCAGTTAACTCCCCTGATAAAAGTACGAGGGACTTAGCTGTTAGAGGACTATATGCACAGTTTTCTGCTGAGTCAGGCTCTGGCAATAACCTAGTAATGGGTAAAGGTCAAACAGTACAGGCCAGTGGATATGCATCTAAAGAACAGATGCTAGCTGATATGAAGAAGCCTGAGTACATGAGTGACCCAGCCTTCAGGGCCTCAGTAGAGAAGAAGATTAGCCAATCTAACATCTAAAAGATTCGGCAGCTTCTCCCTCTGCCTCTTTTAGACACAAGTCCTCCCACCTCTCGGGAGGCATGACCTCTTCTAAGGGGCATACCTCAAGTAAGACTTGCATCGCTCTCTTACGAACTGGATTCTTCAACTAACTATAAAGGATTCAATATGAAACATTGGACTAAACCTGAAGCTACAGAAATGCGCTGGGGCTTTGAGATTACCATGTACGTAGCAAACAGATAATCAAGTCCTCCCATCCCGGGAGGCTACACCACTTTTCAGTGGGTATTTTCACTCTAAATCAAATGATTAACACAGCCCTCCGAGGAGGAATAACTTTGTGAAAAGGGAATTTAAATGTGAGATGGTAACTTAATCTTAATATTTAAAAGGAAACGACAACATGTCAGACGCAAACCCAAGTAGACTAGGGTCCATCAACGAAGGTGCCGATAAGAAAGCATTATTTTTAAAGGTATTTTCTGGAGAGGTTCTAGCCAACTTTCAACAAAACAATGTATTCTTAGATAAGACTACAGTAAGAACAATCGCATCAGGAAAATCAAGCCAGTTCCCAGCTACAGGTATCGCAACAACTGGATACCATACACCGGGTTCAGAAATTCTTGGTGATGAAATCAAACACGCAGAGCGAGTTATCACTATTGATGACCTTCTAACTTCATCAGCATTTATTGCTAACATCGATGAAGCTATGAATCATTATGAAGTCCGCTCTACATACTCAAGCGAAATTGGTCATCAACTTGCAAAAGTTATGGATGCTAACATCGCTCAAGTTATGGCGCTTACAGCACGTGAAGCAGCAACTATTACAGGTGAAGCCGGTGGTACTACATTAGCA